ACAAGCAACAAGCACATAGGTATTCTTTGGGTGTTTCACGTGGAATGAAACTTGGTGCGGGGAGAGCTGGACTTTGCTGGACTTAGTCCGCTTTAATTCCAGTGTAAAAAAGTTCCCCAAATTAGAGTAGCCCAATACATCAGGAGTGCCAAGTAAGACCCTGTTTTCAAGTCTAATCCACGATATACTCTTAATTTCTCTCTTAAGTTTTTTATATAAATCACGTTCTAATCCTATAGTTTTTTTAGGCATAATTCAGTCCAGCCTACTTACAAAATTTTTATAGGATTACCCATACTTTCTGTAGGTTTTTGGCAAGATAAAACCAGTCTATGAGTGTCTTTACTACCAATTATTTTATTTTCAAGAAGTTTTATTCCAACGATGTCATAAAATTCTCCGTTAGGTAATTGCACTTGCATCCTAGCGTTCTTGGTAACTTCAGCTTTCATAAACTTGTCGAAACCTTGTCTGAATGTCTTTCCGTCTATCATATTTCTATATTGATATATACAAATTATGGGATATATTACAAGTATTATGTCTGTACCAAAAAGATTGACAGCTCAACAAGAGAAGTTTGTAATGTTCCTAGTATATGGCCATGACGGCTATCCATGCAGTCAAACAGAAGCAGCTAAGCTAGCAGGATATGCTGATCCAAAAGACTATGGAAGCAGACTCATGAACATAGACAGATACCCGCTGGTAGTAGCTTATCATGATGAGCTAAAGAATGAATTACACTCAAAGTATGAACAGGACCTACCTGGGCAGAAAGCTACACTAGGACAAATAAGAGATGATGCAAGGAAGAAAGGTAAGTATTCAGATGCAATCAGAGCTCATGAATTGATTATGAAAGCTGATGGTAGGTTTATAGAGAGAAGACTAAATATGAATGCCAAGGTATCTCCAGAAGAAGCTAAGAGCAAGAACGATAGACTAATGAACATAGTCAAGAACAGATTAATAATTAAAAAAATTAAATCTTAATCTTCTCCATCTTCAATATACATCCTCTTGGAAATATATTACGATCTGAAAATAATTCGTCACCTTCTTCGTATGATGCAAACGTTCTAATATATTTTTTATCTTTGCTAAACAGGTAGGCTTGTGTCACCATAATACTAGGTTTAAATTTCATGAAGTCTTCGGCTGTGCTGTGCCCGGAATCTCCCGTGATGTCGACCCACGTAATAGAATAGAAATAATATTTCTTTTTCTTAATTATTACATGACGATATTTGGATTTCTTCAGTCTTCTCATAGGTTCTGTATACTCCAGGATTTATAATTTATAAAATAAAAATAAAAAACACGCGCGCGACCCCTTAATTCGTTGGTATTACTAGCTTTTTTAACAATTGTACCAATTGTACCACGTTGTACCAAGGGTCTATGGTACAAAAATGAACGAATAAGCATTGGTATTACTATCTTTTTTAATTTGTACCAATTGTACCAAGGTTTAAAAAAAATAAAAAAATTTTTTTTATTTTTATACAGAAAAGTGTATACAATAGTACAAATGGCTAAATTATACTGGGATTCATTATACTTTTTGATCATTTTTTGTATCCTGACCATTTTCATTCTTGGTACAATTTGCATAATATTGATCAACTTTCTTCAAGAATGTGTGTTGGTAGCCTCTAAATTCATTGTCAGACACTTCAAACTTCTGAAAGAATCCGTCTTTAGAACACATTAGAATGATTCCAGACTGTATCGCTGTGCCATGCACGTAGTTATGGGCCATAGCATAAGCCCCTAGCTGGGTGAAGTAATCATCTATCCATTCTCTTTGTTTCGGCTTGTTTGTTTGCTTGAAGTCTATTATACTTTCGCGCCCGTTATAAATTCCTACAACATCAGTCTGACCTGCATACAATCCAGGATAGTACAGTGTAACCTCAGTGCCCCACACTTCTTCCAGGTCCCCGAGCCCCGATCGAATGACCACGTCTGCCATACGCCCTGCTTCCTGGCCCAAGGCTGTAAGGTCTAAGTGCCTTTCACCCTTGATATACCCTTCAAGGTACGTATGCATACTAGTTCCACGCATCGCTGATAAATCTCGTATACGATCCGCGTGCTGCGTACCCATTCTCGCTTTCCAATTCGCAAGACTCTTACGTTTCTCTTCCGACTGAGTCGCTTGTAGTATAGTAGTTACCGATGGTAGTTTTTCTTCACCGATTCCATAGTGACGTTTGCCATCAACCAATGATCTTGTGCACGGTGGATATTTAAACTTTTGATTCCATTTCATATTTTTTATTTCCCCATCTCATTTGTCTAACATCTTCGAATCGATTATAGTTTTTTGAATGCCATTCACACTCTTCCGCTTCTTTTAAATAACCGTTATCTTTCAACCACTTAGCGTGTAATATTAATATTTTATTTTTACTTTCCATTACGATTTAATACAAAATAAATAATGATTGCAGCTATACATATACAGACCATGCCATATAAAAACATTCCCCAACCTAACGCAACTGTCATTTACGATTCTTTCTTATGATCTTAGCTTGCTTACGCCAGGCCCATGCACTTAATTGTCCGGACCAACCCATTATCCATAAATAAAACTTCAACATTATTCTAATGCCATTGCTAGTTTATACTCTTCAAGACTCACAACTTTATCATTCATAATTTTATATTCTTGTTTAGAATAATGATCTATGATTTGTTGTATCTTAGGTAATTTAGTGTGGGCGTAGGGAAAAAGTAACATACACACGTAATACGCGTCTCTGAATGTACATCTCCACTTCCACTGCATCAAGTATTTTGTGCCGTCTTTGCGTAAACCTTTTCTAGGTTTTTTAACTAAAGTCCCAACACCCAATACTTCATGCACCCATTGTAAAACAGATCTATCGGTCATGGTTATCTCCATACTTATACGTTGTGATATGGAAGTTCTATAACCATCACCATTATGTTTCTTTTTCTTTTCGGGTCTTCGTGCAAAATACACACTGCCTTCTCCATCAAAGAGTCCAGCAATGTATGCTATGTCTGCTTCTGATTTCATAATACTTTACCGTTGTTACGAATAATTCTAAAATTATTATTCTCTTCTAATAATCTATCAAACTCATCTTCCATAATTTTATATTTCTCAGACAATTGTCTAAGTTTCTTTTTAAGAAGTTCATTTTGATTCGTAAGATATTCTATCTTATCTTTATCACTTTCCATTGTTTACCCCCTTAATGATCCATCTAACCGTAGCTGTGGTAGGATCAAAACCATCATACTTGTAACTACTGCAACCGGTGAATGCCGTCAGAATCAACAATAATATTATCAACTTCATCTGGATATATTTCTCCTTCCGAGTCACATACACCACATTGCGCAGTAACTTCTTCTTTCGCTAATCTGTATGGGATTCGTATGTACCCATTACCTTTACAGGTAGGACAGATTATCTTATCTTTCTTTTTTGAGTCGGCCATTTAGTTTGCTCGCTTTCTCATTTACTAATACAGTTATAGTCTGTGATCTACTTAAAATTGTGTTTGCCACCATCTTCTTGCGAAGCTGATCTAAAAGATCATATGTCTTATGTGACAACGACACATTTTTATATTTTGTTATGTCAGTCATATGCTGATATACTCCTTTCTTAATTAAAAGTTTATATGGGATTTATCTCACAATATACAATAGGTGTCAATGAAATTTATTTTAACAATATTAATATGTTCGCAAGTAGCAGGTACTTGTATGCCCCCATATAAATGGCCAGATACGTTCCGTACCCAATATGATTGTTTGATGTTTGGTTACGAAGAATCTCTTAAAAAGATGAAAGAAATTGGTAGAGAAGAAGTAAACAAATACAATATGTATATTAAGTTTTACTGCACACCACAACCTGGTATGGATTCGTAATCCATAACGCGGTGTACAGATCTGTGTGCACTGTACTGTACACCGGCCGGCTTTGGTCGCTACCCTCTCGGGTCATAGCTAACGTGAGTGACTTAGCGCGAAGCTTTTGTATCGACGCCTACTTACCGGAATCAAACTTTTTGTGGCTCCCGGTAGGTCTCACCCGGGATTATTCCTAGCACATGCCGTGCATCGCATCCAAGACCAATGGGCCACTAACTCTATCTACACATACAACCAATGAAGGACCCACTGCCGTCATTCATTATATGCAAATTCAGTGTATCAACATATCCTGTTAATTTTAATCTGAGTATGTCACACAGATCAAAACAATCAATTTCGTTTGTCAACACTATTCCATCCAATATCTGTTTTGACACTGGTATCAGTTGGTATAGTCCGTCGTTTAGAATAATTAAATCCATTATCCACCTTTCTGATTAAATCATACCAAAGTTTTTTATACTTTTCATCTTTAGTACGATTATAATCGTTTGCCGCTTTATCTATCCTGGTCTGATATTTGTCCACCAATTTTCGTTCCCCATAGTATTGTTTTCTTGATCCCCGGTGCCTGTATCGTGATGTCAACACCATAAGGCTTCCAGGCTTTCTTCATCAAGTTCAACTCCAACAATAAATTTACCCATTGTTTTTGCGTAATATTTTTAGGTTTTAATGTTATAGTTTTTTCTTTAGCCACGTGCCTCCGATGGTTGCATTCCTAGCTCTACCATAACTTTCCATTGTTCTCTATGTTTCATGCAACATTGGTCAAACTTTTCCATAGCTTCTTCAGCATCGTGTGCACTGATAAACATATTAAAGTTAAACAATGTATTATGAAATACATATACTGCTGGTGCTTCAGACACTTGGTCAACTGCATCATTCCATGTTTTATTTTTCTTTGTTTTTTTCATATTTATTTTCTCACTTTCTAAATGTAATATAATATCCCAGAAAATAATGTCAACCCCTATCTGCCTTGGCCCCGGTATTTTTTATACATACGTCGCTTCGATTTGTTCATTTTGCATAGGCTAGGATTTCTACCTATACTTGTCTTGTGAAATACTGGTTCGTGTGCAACTTTTTGATATAAACCTTTAGCTTTCTTCGCCATCGAAGTATCCTTGTATCTCTGATAGTTTTGATCTTGGTGACAGTGCAGGTATGTAACTTATTTTACCATTTACATATTGTTCTAAGTCAGAACCACATGTCATACATCTATAAAATCTTCGAGTCACACCAACTAACATAGTGTATTCTTCACAATCAGGACATATCCCGTTCACTATCTCTGTATGTACCTTTATTCTTTTTCTTCCTGTCATAAGCTTTCTTATTCTTTACCACTATCTGACGGTAACGTCTATCTCTTAAATATTTTGCAATAGGATTTTTTTTATTCAAGAATTAAAGACTTGATAGCCTTTCTGCCTTTGTATATCTCTGTCTCTGCCTTACCTTTGTAGCATTTGTAAGATACAGATTCTGAATACTCACGTTCAGCATGACGCTTGCCTCGGAGGCACGCAGCCATATTTTCTTGGATCAAGTGTTCCTTGATCTCTCCATTTACAAACATCAGTAAAGCTACTATAGATTCAATCATTTATTTTTGGTTTTGGTGGCGGTATTATATAATTTTTTTCATCTAGTTTCAATGGCGTGTAATTAACCGGACGCACAAAGATAGCCAGTAAACACAACAAAATTATCAGCACTGCTGTAAACCTGTAGTCCATGCCGGCTATCTCCTTGATTCATTACTTCCAGAACCAGCTTTTTATTTTTTTCCAAATTCTTTTGAACATATTATCCTCCTCATGTTTACATACTTCACAGCCACACATAGGTAGTATGTCTTTTAATCTAAAAGTGCATGCACCTGTACGACAATGACAATTGTGGTTACAAATTATACAAATCATTTTTTCTCCTCAATTTCATAAAAGAAATTATCTGTGTCTTCTGTTCTCCATTTTCTCGTATCTTCTACGTTCCACTCAGATGTTTGTACTTTCCAATCTGGAATATTATCCTTCACAGTAAACGAAGGTATATCCCATATGATTCTATTGTTTGGCTGAGCTGCATAATTACCATCATCTAAGGCCATTATGTGTGCACACTTATGTTCGTGTGGTATCTCTGAATGATCA